ATGTTTAATGACTTTGTACTATTGCCATGATGCATAGTATATGGTGAAGCACTGAACCAGAAATAACCACCAGGAGATTTCTTTTCAGATGGATGTTTGAATGAAATACTATCATTAGGATTGTTTTTGATAGCAACGAAACCAAGGTTTTGGAATACTTTTAGACAAAGCTTTTCCATACTGTCAGCTTCAATGTTTTCAAGTTCAGAAATATTGATTTGAACACCTTCACCAATATATTCTTTCTTGATTTCATTGATGTGTTCAATTGCTTCTTGTTTTTTGAACTTGAAAAGAGAACCATTTTCATTATTAAGCAATACGTTGTTTTTAAGGATAGGAGCATTCAACGATGCTTTTCTTGATGCAGACTCATCCATAGTACAGATGTGACCAAGATCATGATGGATATTAGAAATAGCAAGTTTTAGATGTTCGTGAGGAATACATTCGGTAAATAGGATACCCTTCATATTGAAGCAATTGATGCCATTGTACGACTTTGATTCACCAAGAATAACTCTGTAATCTTTGAAGTACTCAAGGATTTTGTTTTTGTCTTCTTCAGTTTTTACGTCATCAATATCAAGAATGAAATAATCAGAGCAATCCTTGTAGAAAGGTTCCAAGTTAGCTTTGCGTCTGAATGTACGAGTAGGTTTTTCTAGCTTTTCCAATGGAATATTCAGAATGAAGTGTGATACCATTACAGAATACATTTGAAGATTTGAAGTAGCCTCGTGTGTTTCAAATACAAATGTATTATCATCATACGGAGACATTGGAGTTTTACTCATTGTCTTCTTTGCATGGAAAATAGTAATCTTTTCCGTCATATCTATCCTTTACCTATTAAGTTTTTATGTATTTATTATAACATGATTTCCGTTAAAGTTTGACTAAATCAGAGAGCAAAAAAGGGCACCTAAATGAATAGATACCCTTATTATAACAAACCATTGTTTAATTAACCACCAAACTCGTGACCAGCAACTCTTTTCATTTGTTTAGTAAATTCTTCGAATGAAGGCTTCTTTTTGTAAAGTTTAATAGAAATTTCATTTCTTTCTTTACCTTTGATACGCCATTTATATCCATCTGCTATATGGTCTGGGTCAGTAGTTTTTACAACTCTACGTTTGTAACCATCTTCCCATGTTTCAGATTTTTTCTCATTTAAAAATTCAGAAAATTTCATAATAACAACCTTATTTTACTTTAGCAGCTAAATCAGCGTCAGCCTTACCCCAAGTACCAGAAGACATCGTAGCAAAAGAATTAACTCTCGCTAAACCCCATTGAATTGGAGTAGTTCCAGGTCGGTGACTTGTTTTCCAAGCAGCTACACCTCTATCAAATACTTGTTTTAAGATATTATATGGCATACCAGATTGTTCAGCTTTTTTCTTTAAAGCAGCCGTCGCGTCACCTTCATCAAGCTCAATTGTTTCAATTGATTCTTTTATAGCTTCTACTTCAGCTCCTTTAGGGAAGCCTTTAACATTATCTTTAAATCCTAAAGCGTCCATCTTAGATCTAAACCAAATATCATCACATGTACGCAGTCTAGTAACCGGGCTTATATAACAAACAGTTGCTTTAACGTTATATGGTCCTATTTGAGTTAACTTATAGTTACGTTGAGTTCTGCGTGATTCATCGACTTCTTCAGTTTCACCAAACATTTGTTTGAACTTTTTAGTGTGTTTAGAAGGTTTAGTTTTAGCGGTTGCATCACCAGGTGCAGGTTTATATGCTTCGGGATCATCGTCATCCATTTTAGCTTGTTTGTTAAACTGTGCTTTTCTTTTAGCTAAAGTAGACTTTGAAAGTTCGTTTAATAGCTCTTTGAAAGACATTAGTCTGATTCCTTTTCGCCTTTCCAACCAGCATCAACTTCATCAAAGAATTTCTTCTTAGTTTCAGCATCTAATTCAGATGGATTATCAACACCATATTTCTTTAGCATTTTAGCAAAAAACTCTTTGTAAGTTTCTTCTTCTTGTAAAAACTGTTTAAATTTCATTTTGTAATCCTTTTAATCTACAATAAATACAGATTTGTTTTTAATTTTGATTGTAAAATCTTTTAAAAGATCTTTAATTTCTTCTTCTTCATATTTTTTAGCGAAGTCAATTTGCGTTCCAAAAGAAGTTGGAGTAACTAGTTTGATTTTGAAACCAGCTCCTCTAAGTATTTCTTCAGGTTTTTTCGCCTCTTGAATAGCTGAGGTTTTAGACTCAGCCAAGATTGTTTCGCTTTTTGCAATAACTTTTTCATCTTTAAGTATCTTTAAAAAGCCCATTTTGAACCTCTTATACGTTAATGTCGAATTTGAACATCATCTCATTATCAGTTGCGTGTAATGGAGATGCAGTTACTGCAAATCTGTTATAGATGTGATATGTAGCTTCGCCAGAATCTGGATTAATTGCTTCAACAACTTCATCTCTATACGGCGAGAATACACCAGCTGATTTACTTGGGTTAGTAGTATCTACTAAACCAACATAAGCTGTAATACTTGTAGCATCTGGATTCATAAAGATTTTAGTTTTACCAACTTTAGCCAAGAATAAACCAGACTCTTCAGCTTGATTCATAGCGGCAAATGCAGCACCAGCAATATATGGTACAACAACAAATGCTTCATATGTTCTTTGATTTAATGAGTTAGCTTTTAAAACTAGTTCGTGAGCTCTTTGAGTAACTTCTCTGTAGATAGTTGTAGCATTTGTGCTATCAGAAAGATCTAGATCAGCTTCATCTTTACATTCAGCTTCTAAGAAAGCTAATGTTGCGGTATTTTCTTGATCATTAGCTAATCCTCTTAAAAGAGTACCAATGATAGAGTCTGCTTCTTTACCGTGTTGTGATCTTAAATCTTGAATAGCTTCTTGAGAAATACCAGTGCTAATTGATTCACTGTTTTCTACTTCTACATCAGCTCTAACTAATTCAAAATCATTAGCTCCAGCCTTTTTTCTGATATTGAACAATGCGGCCGTAGGACCATTCATTGGAATAACAGAAAAGATTTGTCTACCTAGTGATGGTAGCGCAGTTTGTTGATACATTACATTGACAGATAAATTCTCGTCAGTTGTTGCGATCTCCGGAGCGTTTGGAGTCGATGTATCTTCAATCAAATTTTGTTTGATATCGATATTTTCCATAGTTATATCTTCCTTTTTTAAAAGTATTTTGTTTTATTTATATATTTATATTGGAAGATTTATTAAATATCTTGACTACAATGCGTCTTGAAGTCACACCAGTCGCACAATCTAGTTGGATTTTTTGCGTAGATCTCATCTTTTTCAACGTTATTAATAAGCTCCATAAGCTGACTAACATAGTTATCTAGATATTGACGTTCTAAGATAATATCATTTTCCATATCTTCATGTTCAACATAAACATATGCTATTTTAATTTTATCGATGTTTGGGTAACGCTGAAAGAAATATATTCCATAAAACATTAACTGATCGTATTCTTGCCATTTTGGATCTTTATATTTTCCAGATTTCCAATCAACGAGATGTAACGTGTCATCAATTGTAGTAATGAAATCTATAGAGCCTCTAAACAATGCTTCTTTATCAGAATATTTTGTAGGAGTTAATTCTTCGGTTAACCCAAAGTCAAATTCTCTAATACTATCTTGTGTTAGATATTTTTCACCTAAATGAGTACGTACAAACTTATCTACAATATGTTGATACTGCGGAGCAAGCTTATGACGTGCCGGTTCAGGATAATGCTCAATAATAGAATGAACAGCTCCACCTTTCAGTAGAGCCGTAATGTCCATTTTATCCTTAGGAGCCTTATCAATATAGTTGTACTTAAACTTGCGGTTACAAGATTTATGAGTAGCAATTTTACTAAATGAATAAGGCTTAAATTTCATAACTATTTCGCTATTAGTTGGCCAATAGAATCATCGATATCTGTATTAGATTCCAACCATTCTTTGATAGTTTCTTCTTCAAAGATTTCAGCATCTGATTTTTTCTTCTCAGCTTTGATCTTGTTTAGAATAGATGCGACTTTACCAGTAGGTACACCTTCTTCATTAAATTCTTCTTTAAGAGCTTTAATATCTTGATCCAATACTTTCTTTTGCATTTGAAGTTCTAGATACCTTTTAGTGAAATTTTCAATATTTTCTCTAGCTTCTTGTGATGATCTAATTTCCATTCTTCTTTCCTTTTGTTTTATTTAAGTGCATCTTCAACGTACGCTTTGTATTCTTTATATCCGGCGTAATCGTTACAATTTACATATACGAATTCTGATGTAATTTTATCATTACCATCAAAATCTTTAAATGTAACTGGGTGGCTTAAGTTAAAAATAACACGATTTTTCTTATCGCTATATTTAACTGAGCTAATTTCATTCTTATTAATAAATCCATTACCATTAATTTGATAAATGTAATTTTCGATAAAAAATTCATTTTGTGATAATGCTAATAAATTATTTGAAAAATCAACATGGTTGTGACTGTCCCAATATACATAATCACTGATTAACTTAGACTTTCCGTAGCTAGATATTTCAATGTTGTAATTGAGATTAAAAATAATTCTATTCCTATCTTCTAAAATATTGATATTAGATACGTTTTGTAAATTAACGATCCTATCTTTGGTTTGTAAAAACAATTGTCCTTCTCCTTATTGATATTATTATAACAAGACTTTGTTTAAAGTTTAGATTTAATTCGAACTTGAGCGGATATTCCGCTAAATATATTTTTTTGAATTATATCAGATACAACAATATCACTATGGTTTAGCATTAGTTCATTCATATCTTTTTCAATGTACTTATCCGGTTGGATGTACACTTTATATTTCTTCGAATATTCTAAGCTATTTATTAAACCTGTTTTGTCATTATCAAGGACAAAGACTGGATGTTTTAATTCATTCAAACGATCATCTGGCATTTTAGCACCCATCAAAGCAATACTATTTGGTAGACCACCAGCAATGGAATCAAAGATGCCTTCATAAATGAATACTGGTTGATCTTTATTGATATTGAACCAATTCCAAATTTTATAACCAATGTTTGCGTCATGCATGTACGTATAGAATGTTTTATCTTTAATTGATCTTGAGTAGAAGCCATACATTTGTCCTTCAAAATATAAAGGAATAACGATAGCATCTGTGATCTTATAAAGAGTTTCACCAATTTTTAGATCTTGGAAACCAAAGTACCATTTACCAAATTTTGATTCCTTATATTCAAAACCACGACCTTTAAGATAATCTAGAGCTTCTGGAACTGTAGATATATCTTTAAGGTATGGAGTTAAATCATGAATGAGAACCTCTTTTTCTTTAGGTTCTTCAACAGTCTTTTTAAATGAACCGAATACATCTTCAGTATCACCTTTAGCTAATTTAGCCATAGTGTTACCAAAGTTTTCGCGTTTGTATTGATTCAATAGAGCTGGGAAAAAATCTCTTAGAAATGAGTACACTGTTTTGTTATGTGCTGCGCAATCACCGTTAAAGCAATTGACATTAGTCACATTATTTTTGATGTACAAATGAAGTCTTTTCTTGTTTTTGTGAGTACGACTATCGCCGCATACTGGACAACGAGCTGTAATGTCAACATCAGATTCCTTTCCAATGTTGTCCATTCCAACCGCTAACTTGAAGTATTTAATATCAAGTCTGTCTAACATATCCATCCTTCTTTATTTGGTTACCAACCAAAATCGTCAGCAGTAAGCTCTCTGTTAATTTTGAAGTGGTTAGGTAATTCCATTAATATAGATTGTAACTTGTTTTCCGTTAAATATTGTTCAAAATCTTTATCGTTATAATCCGCTCGTGCTTCTTTAAATTCGATAATAATTTTATTCCAAATATCTGAAGGAATACCTTCTTCCATAACTAATGTAAAGTTACGGTCATAGTGTTCTCTATATAATGGATGAGAATCAAGCCAATTGTCTAATGAACCATGTTTTGCAACAGCTTTTGTAAGCGTACTTGGTCCAAAACGAATATCTTTGTAGATATCCTTAACGCCAGTTGATTCACCTTTACGATTTGTTTTGTAAACATCGAAATCTTCGAGTAATTTACGTTTGATATCACTATCAATGGGTGCTGCTTTGAATTCCATAGGATTAGCAATATTATATCCTTGATCAGATATAAAGTTGATAAACGTTTGTGTAAACTCTGTATGGTCAACAACTTTAGGTACATCATCCGAATCATCACCTAAAACAACATGTTCCATTATCCAATGTTCCATTGTTTCGTGTTTATTTTCAGGTACCAACCATTTTTTAGTCAAAGCACTATATTGAAATACATTTTCAGTATTACGTTGTGCTTGAATCATATCTTTATCTGGTGAATGAATTAGAATCTTTTCAGATCTATTAAATTCTTTTGCTAGTACTAGCATAGTATCATCAGCTTCAGCTTTTGGTACTTCAATTACTTTCCAAGGAAGGTTTGTTTTAATTTGTTCAATTAAACCATCTACTTCAGCGAATACTTCACCAAAGTTTACTTCCGATTCTTCTCTACCACTCTTACGTCTATGTTTATAACCTGGAAAAAAGTCTTTTCTCCAATATCCATCGGCAGATTTATCTAAGCAAATAATAATATCTCCAAATTGTTGTCCAAACTCTTGTTTAATTTGGAACAACTCTTGGAAGATATAGTATTTAGTCAAGCCTATAAAGTCGCTAGTAAGAAATTTACCATCAACTTTTTTAGGCTTGGCTTGAGCTATAGAAGTATGAATCTTTCTATGAATAATAGAACTAAAATCTATTAATATCATTATTATACCTCCTAGCTAAGGGGAGAACCCCTTAAACTAGTCCATTAAGCAAGTCGTCTAAACTGTCTGCTTTTTTAGGTTCAGGGGCTGGTTGAGCTGCTGCAACTGGTGCTGCAACTGGTTCAGGAGCGACTGCCGCTGGTTGAGCTGGAGTAACTTCTTGAACTGGTGCAACTGCTGGAGCCACTTCAGCCGTCAATGGAGCAGATGGAGCCACTACTTCTTGATCACTGAATGTTACCCAAGCTTTCTTTTTAACCAATTCATCGTAAGACATAAATGATTCAGGTTTCATAAGATCTGAAAGTTTGTAAGTATTAGATTTGATATCTTCTAATGCTGCTTCAACAGAATCATAAATTGAAGTAACTTCATTGATAACTTCAGAAGCATCATAGTTGATAATACCGTTTGCACCACGTTTAGATACTAAACGGAATGAGTTACCAGCTAATGGGTTGAACATTTCTTTAGGAACTGCACCTAGCGATCTATCTTGTTCAGATGGGTCAACTGCTTGTTGGATTTTATCCTTCATCATACCAGACATTTCAAATAAGAAGATTTTACCTTCGTTGGCTGGGTTAGCTGGATCTTTAAGAACTTTAATGTTAGCTAGGTATTTAACACCACGACCATACATTTTAGCACCTTCTTTATCACCGGCATTCCATAGGTTTTGCCATTCTTCTTGGAAAGGGCAAGGTTGACCAATTGTGCTTGGAGAGAATTCAGAAACGAAACGTTTCTTACCATTTTTAGTAATTGTCGTATTGATTTTGAACATTTTCTGAATCATACCTTTTTCAGAATCAGGTAAGAAACGAATTAGAGCGGCACCGTTACCCTCTTTGTCCTTTTGAAGCTTATAGAATCTTTCATCTACAGCGTATTTGTTGGTTGCTTGTGCGAATGGGTCTACTCCCATTGCTTCTTTCATTGCGTCAAAGTTAAATGCGTTTGCGTCGATCATATTATTTCCTTTTAGTCGATTATTTCGAATAGTTCATGTTTAAAGTCACATTGGACTTACCTCTATGCTACAAAACAGTGTAGCGGCTGTTTGAGTACCTGTTACTCATACAATAATTATAACAAATAGTTGATTAATAATTGTATGAATAACAGAAGGAAATCTAAATTAAATTTCCTTATGTATTTTTATTTATACCTTAACAGACATCAATACTTTGAAACCTTCAAGTGATTTGTTCAACATTAGAATTCTGTAAGAATCCCTAGCTGAGTTGTATTTTACTTCAACTGTATAATCAGATACTGGTAACATTTTAAAGTTATCTACAGGAATTTTGATTTCAAATTCTTTAGATGTATTTGCTGATTTAGTAACACTGAATGTATTTGACTTAGCGTTGAACTTATTAGTTGCACCAAGAGAAACTTTCATATCACCATCTTGAGATACAAATAATACTTCAGATAGATCTTTGAATACGCCAGTTGCAGACTTTAATGATTTGATATCATCAACACCAAGATCAAAACTAGCTACCGATGGAACAGCTTCAGTCTTTTCAAATTGAGCAGGTTCTTTGTTGTAAGCATCCATTAATGCCAAGTTATCCATAATGTAAGATGATGATGTGTTACCACCACTAACACTAATAGTATTTGCATCAATATCAACAGTACGATCTTCAGGGAATAGTTTGAATAGATTTAAGAAATCAGATAAAGAATCTTTCAATCCGATATCAGGGAATTGATCACCATCAAGTGCTGCGATATCTACTAGTAACATCATATCCTGCGATTCAGATACTGCTACTGTTTGCGGGTATTTAAGAATAACTGAATTAGTTACACTATTTAGTTGTGACAATACGTCAGTAACATTTTTATTAAACATTTGCTTTCCTTCTTTGTTTGGATGATTTATTATATCCAATACTTTATTAATAATTGATTAAAGAATGTACTCAGGGAAATCTTTTTTCAATCTTTCAACATAATATTTGTAGTACTTTGAACTCTTAAAGTTTGTAATATCCTTGCCTTTTTCTAATTGCTCTAACATGCAATAAAATCTGGCATCTTCACGACTATTATATAGTTGATTATCTTTCTTTTTAAATATTACATCAGCTGGAACAAGGTACCCATCACCGACTTCAACCACAGATATTACTGAGTTTCCGTCGATGATGAACTTTGTTTCAGGTTTCATGCTTTTGTACAGGCGAAGTGAAAAAACCCGATACTGTTATAATACTCGTGTTTAGTTTTTGGTACTCTAATAAATCCATCATCTGTAGATTTGAAGATAGTAGATCCTCCACCACTTAAGCTAATGAAATCACATTTATCTAGAATTTTACCATACTTTGCTTCAATCAATGCTAGCAATTCTTTTAGATAAGATTTTTTAACTTCATCTACGTAATCCTTGAACTCGTGTTTCGTTCCACGTAATTTGTAGATTCCAGTATCGATAATTTCTTTAGCTTCGTGTAAAGTAATACTCCTACCGTGAAGCTCTTTAACTTTTTTGGCAACCAATGTAGCAATTTTCATTACTCCTTCTCGTTCAATACCTTCAAATAAGTTTGGCGATGTTTTACCATCTGTAACCAAGAACATATCCAACGTATTAAATCCAATATCACAACCTACGAACGAAGTTGCTCCAGTGAATTCTTGCTGTTGATTAGGGAAGTTATTACCATATTTGTCAATACATAGTTTAGATCCAGCACCCTGAGGTAAGATATAAACTTCATTGAATTCAAATGGTTCACCACTTACTTCGAAGCTCATTAAGCCTTCTTTGAAGTGACCTGAATTTTGAATTTGTGCTTTTGATAATCCTGATACAATAATATCAGGTTTAAAACCAATCAATTTAATTACATGATATAGGAATAATGGTGCGTAATATTCTAGGTTTTTATAATCAGTAATGTCAATCAAGTTTTCTGATGGTAGATGCAAAGCATTCTCACCAACATAATAACTATGATCTTTGAAATCATAAATCCTAGAATCTTGAACGTATTCATTGCGTTTAGTGATTCCAATAGTTGATGTAAACTTAAATTGCTTATCAACTTGTCCTTCTGATGTACCTACGGTGACTTTAACGTCGCCAAAGCCGATATCAATACCTAACACCTTTTTCATATCTATCCTTTTTGCTTTTTAGATTAAGTTAATTATATCCAATAGTTAGTTAATTTTTTGATTAAAAATCGAAATTCTGTAACTCTTCAGCTACACTAACTGGTTTTTCCTCACGATGAATTTGAGGAGGTTTAACAACTTCATTTGAAACTCCGCCAAAATCAGTATTTAGATCTAGTGTTTCTCCATTTCTAGACTTTGGTCGCGAAGTTTGATCGCTTTCATTAGTCTTTGGTGTCGTTTTAATTGACGTTTCTTCTCTTGTTTTGTTTCTATTAGAATTGCTATTGTCACCACCAGTAGTAACAACAGAGCTACCATCGCTAAAATTAATGTGAAGTTCATCAATGTCCTTTGTACATTCTATATTTAATTTAAACATTAGAATTCCAGATTTTGCATCTCATCAGGAATTTCCTTTGTAGGTCTTTCATCAGATCTAAAATTTGGGCCTTCTGGCGTAGTCTTTTGATTTAAATTAGTTGATTGCATTGGTGGAACCGGATCATCAAATGTAATGTCATTGTCTTCATCTACCCTTGGTCGAATAGTGACATCTTCATTAACAGTCGAAACTTCACCATCTTCAAACTCAATATCGAATGTGATTTTCTTAACATCTCTATTATTTGGTAAATCTTTAATCTCAATAATCATTCTTTCTTTCCTATTGCTTTCGTTTATTATAACAAAAGATTGCTTAAAAATCGCGCTTAATTCTATCAATTATGCCTTTACACATTCGAATAGTATCAAGAGCAGTTCCAAAGTCTTTAGCTAGTTTACCTCTAATAGATTCATTGACATATGCATCTTTAATGTTGTTTAAAAGAAATTCATCCATTGATTGAGCAACTTCACTCAATGGCCAGGAATAACCTGGAATGTCTAATTTTTTTCTAATAGTACGTAGCTCACTATATTTGCTAATCAAAAATTCATCAAGAGCATTAATATAATCTATATCAATATATTTTATTGTTGAAGGGTCGTCAAGATAGAGTAAGCACAGAATTTTAATTTCGTGAATTAATTTATCCTGCTTCTCTTCATTTACATATCCTCCAGATGTTGCTATATCCTGGACAATATCTAAAATCTCTTCCTTCGTAAATTCTCTATCTTGACTAACCATTATTTGTTCTCAAAGATTTTTTCGGTCCAAGCAGTAATCTTACCACGTACAACTTTATTAAGTTCAGTACCAAATAATACAACATCTTCAGATTCTTCACGAGACGCACTGATCAAAGTTGATAAACCATTTGTATGTTTGTTAACATATGGGTGGTCAATCTGACGGTTAGATCCAATACAAATTACTTTACAATCTTTATCCATACGTGATAGAACAGTTTGTAATGATGTTTTTGCAAAGTTTTGCACCTCATCAATGATAACATAAGCACGTGAAATTGTACGTCCACGAATAGAACCGTTCCACATAGTCTCAATGTTGTATTTACCAATCATGTCAGCAACTTTAGAATCAATAGACTCCTGAGATTCATTGTTATCTTTTTTCTTCATATCTTTTTGAGCAATGAATTCCAATGTATCATATAATGGGTAATTATAGATTTTGAATTTTTCTTCCATACCTGGTAAGAAACCAACTTCTTCAGCTTTATCAACTGATTCTACTGAGTTACGAATATAAACAATTTTGTCATATTTACCTTGGCGTACTTGCTTAATACCAGCAGCCAACGCTAGAAGTGTCTTACCTGAACCAGCTAATGCTTCAATAATAGCAACATCAACTCGATTATCAAGCATTCCAGCCATTGCAAATTTTTGTCCAACATTTAATGGCTTAACTGTTAGGCCGTGGAAATCTTCTTCACCAATAAAGTTAATTTGTTTATTAACAATAAATGCGATTTTTTCATTTCCATCTTCAGCTTTAAAATGATAACAATAGTTTTCAGGCTTATATTCTGGATCATATTCACTAATGAATTTTCCTTCCATTGAATTGAATTCGCCACTTTTTACGTCTTCTAAAACTTTAATAAACTCAGGTTTATCAGATCCTTTAGTATGAGCAGTTCCTTCTGTTTTTACGTTTAATGAAATAGCACGTGTACGACACATAATATCATTACTTAGAAGAATTGTTTCTTCTGGCATTTTGTAATAATTTGTTACAAATTGAGCAACTTTAATAATCTTACGATCATTGATTACATCACGTTCTACATTGTGAAGTGCATAATCTTTAAAAGAAATAATATCAACATAGATATTTTTAACTTTTAATGACATAATCGTCACGTCTTTCTTAGAACCAGCTTTCTTAGTTTTAACAACCTCGGCTTCTGAAAGAATGCGCCCGAATTCTCTTGCTTGGAAATTTATTTCAGCAAATCCAGATTTTTTTGAATCTAGTTCATCGATAACTGTTTCTGGAAGTACGATAAGATTATTACCGCCTTGTCCAATTGTTAAAACTTCTTGCGCATCGGCTAGTATAATGTTTGTATCTAGCACATAAATTTTTTCAAAGTTCAAATTTAACCCCTTAAGTTAGATAATTTCTTTTTCTGCTTTTTCGATAATTTTAATGATTTTCTCCTTATGTTGTATTTCAAACCACTCTTTCGACAATGTCGTTGGAGGTGTATGGTCATACATATAACTCAAAACTCGTCTTTCTACTTCGTTGACATCTTCAAACATTTTGCTGATAAGTAACATTTTAGCTGTAGGAAATGGTTTATCTGAGTTATAGCCTATTAAGCGTCTCTTACAATCCGAAGTCCTTCCAACTTTAATATACTCTGGAAAATTTGAATCAAATAGAACATACATAAAACCTCTACGGTCTGTATATTTTTCTAATGGTGGAGTGGTATAATCAGCGATGTTAAATTCTGTCAAGTCCTCCGTATCTGGTACTATTAACATATCTCTCCTTAAATATTGAATTTAGAACTATAATCACCACGAATTTTAGGGCGTTTATATTTTCCATCTTCAAAGTACGGTGTTTCTGTGAATTTGATTAGTTGATCGTTCCCACGAAAAACTTTCCAATTCAGTTCTGCTTCAAATCTACCAGGTTCTGATAAATCCTTATTTCTTTCTAATAAAATTTGCTCTTTATCCAAAAAATTATTAATCATTTTATTGGTCGCTAAACAAACTCTATATTTGTTGTTATAGTATTTACCCATATACCATACACGGCCAGGATAATCTTTCGTGATTGATTCAATCTCTTCTCTATTTTTAACAGTAAAAAATACAGCATAATCAGATTTACGAGCTTCTTTTAATGGTTCATTTTCCACAAACTTTAATAGTGCTTTTGCGCCATTATCATTGTCACGTCTCAACAATAGATATTCTTCATTAGCTCTTAATGGCATTACGGTATTAACCATCCAACGAGACTCTGAATCAGTGGCTTTGTCATAGTTAACCATTACTGGAGTTTCTTCTAGCTGGAAATACCAATCAAAAGGCGCTTTAACATTAATGAATTCTTTAAAATCTACACCATTATTTTTAAGTGCTTCTTTACATTCATTATAAAATTGTGTATCATAATATGGGTCAATAGTAATAAACAACGTTTTGTTTCCTTTTGTTTTTATTTATCAAAGTTAATGTAACTCATAATCAACAACTTTAATAATAGCTAAATTATCTGAAACAATAACACCTTTAACTAAACCATATTGCCCTGGGTATTTAAAAAGATGATACAAATAAACACTATTTAACCAAGCTGTGTAAGTGGGAATAAACCAAAGTGTTAGAGCTGAAATAAGTAGTTTTTTATCTGTATTATTTTGTTTTATTGCGGATGTTCTCATTAAAATAAAATTAGTATATTCAATTTTACTCTTTTCATCTAATGAAATTAACTTTATTGATGCAACTAATCCTGTTAAAATAGTACTTACAAAATTAATTATATATCCAAAAATAATATAAGAAATAATCATTTCACTAGAAAAATTAAAGAACTCCATTTAAAGCTCCTCAATCCAAAGTTGTTCAATAGATTTCTTAAGTAGTTCATCCAATTTAGATTTGCTTACTTTGATATCATCTTGAAGCTTTGCCATACGTTCTTCAGTCAGTGAAAGAATATTCATATTCAATAGGTAATCATAAGAACCATCTTTTTGAATAATCTCTGTTACATTGTCAAGATCTTTTTCAATATCAGCTTTTTTACGTTTAGCAACTTTTAGTTTATCTTCAACAATCATTTTAATGAATAGATATTTAGAAAAGTCAAACCTAATTTGTTCATCTAACTTGGCAGCAACATTATCTTTACGATCACTCATATAAGATAGTTTTACTTGGATGTAATGATCTATGATTTCTTTAGCACCATCAAATACTTTGATTTTGTTATTCTCATCGATAACAGTATAGTTTTCTGATACCTTTTTAACTAGCTTAAGTTTAACAAGCAATTCATCTTCAGACCATTGCTTTAGTAGCTTACTTGGAATAGTAACTTCAAAGTTGAAATTATCATCTTCAGATTTATCTTTGTAAGATTGAATAATCTTCTTATCTTCCAAGTCATCAAGAACATTGATATAACTTTTTAAGTTATAACCAATCGGTACTTCAGTAATTTCTACTTTGTTGACACCTTTAGTTTTTACTACACCTTTGATTAACCATTGAGCACTATGTTCACCTTGTTCAATAGTACCACCAAAGCCGTTGTAAAATGGTTCAAAACCATAACGAGGAGACTTACCTTCAAGTGTTGATTTGATGTAGTTTGTAATCTTAGCTGGATCACGTGGTAAAATCTTTTGGGCAAAACCAGATGATACACCTTCACTTCCATTAACTAATAGTATAGGTAATGAAGGAACATAGAACATTGGTTCAATTTGTTGTCCTTCAAAGAATTGATGCTTAAGGATAGCAGTATCTTCTTTCTTGAACAATTCAAAGAATTCAGGAGTACCATAAGTGTAGATATACCTTGATGCTGAAGCTTCTTGAGAGAACCTTGTACCAAAGTTACCTTTTTTCTGTAGTAGTGGAACGTTGTTTGTACCTGGGAAATCTTGTCCAAGGTTAACAATAACACCATCAAGACTGCCATGTAGATATTCAGCAAACTCAGCTACCTTTGAACCAAGTTGAGATACCTTAATTTTATCTTTAATGTTTTTCTCAAGGATTGTGTATAGAATTTTACGTGAACCGTTTTTCTGACCATCAACCAAAGAAGCAATCTTACGTAAGTTATCATAAGATGCTTGGTCAACGTAATCCTTATTAAAAAATTCTGATATTTTCATTTGAACCCTTTGTTTAATTTATAGTACTATTATATCAAGTATTTCGTTAAAAGTAAATAAAATAATGAATAATATTCTGCACTAATGTGCAGTTTAATTGGGTGTTTTGAGCATTTATGTGCACGACAGATCAGTATTACAATTTAGCAATACTGAAGTCGTTATCAAGAATGTATTTTTTACGAGGTTCCGAATCATCACCAAGCCATTCATCAATAATCTTATCGTTATCAAACTCAAGGATGTTAATCATTTTAGCTAATCCATCAGCTTTAACAACTTCCTTAAGATCATCGCTATCCCATGAACCTAAACCTTTGTAGTAGTTTGAATGTTCACCAGCTTTTAGTTTTACTTCATCACTAAGGTTATAATACCAAGATATCAATTTATCTTTCTTAGTAACACCAATAACTGGAGTTTGAAGCATACCAATTTTACCTTTAAGCTCAGGTAAGTATTTCACAAAGAATCCAGTCAATAGACCTCTAATATGATAACCATCCAAGTCTTGGTCAGTAGCATAAATGATGTATTGGTAATCTTCATTTTGAATGATCTTATAAAGCTCAGATAATTCTTTGTTTGCGGTGAACTTAGATTGTGCTGCACTATAAGCATTCAATGGTTTACCTTTAAGAGTATAATAACCACATTCTTTACGACCAAGAACTGGAGATAAACCACCAAGTGCTGATTCACCTTCAACAAGTAGTAGATATTTCTTAACACCAATGCTTGGTAGATACTTATCAGACTTAATCTTCTTAACAGTTTTTTGTAGACCTCTTAGTTCTTGACGCTTTTTGAACTCTTCCTTAATTCTATAAACTTCAGTGATAGGATCAATGATGTCTTTATTACGGAAGATTTTATTAACGATTTGATCAAATGGAATATCACCAAAGTACTCATTAATTTCAGCAGTACCATTAGTAATCTTTTCTTTTGATTGTGAATTGAACTTTGTATTCTTTACATTCTTAAGGAATGCAACAACCATTAATTTGTTTTTGATATCACCAGGTTTGATAGTCTTGAACTTTTTAGCAAGCTTATCCCTAAGACCCGATACAACATTGTGAACAATAATGTCAATGTGTGTACCACCATCAGGAATTTTAAGACCATTTACATAACTGAACTGACGAAAATCATCAGCTTCATTTGGAAGGATAGCAAATTTGTAATCCTCAGTTTCATAAATTTCAGAGCTGTCAGTAAACAGGCTGATGTATTTTTTGAATGAGTTTACATTAATTTTCTTACCATTGAACTTGAATGTAAGCTCAGGGAAAGACATAGATAAGTTGATTAGTCTTTGATAGATAACATTCATATGTACAGTATCAATAGCTTCTAAGCCAAACTTAGGTAGATCAGGCCAGAATTTTACATTAACTCCAGTTTTACCTTTTGCTTCATCAACTTTATCAGTAAATGATGCGGCATTATCTTTGAATGTGATAGTGTAAGATTGTGAACCATCATTAGTTTTACCAACGAACTTCTTAGAGAAACAGTTAGTAGCAAATGAACCAACACCATTCATACCAATTTGAGTACGATTTTTATCATCATCAAAGTTTGAACCAGCTCTGGCATGACCCCAAGCTAATTCAGCTAGGTGGTGTCCATCAACATTTTTTTGAACAGGAATACCTGTACCATTGTCAATAACCTCAACAGTATCATCAGTCATTTTAACTGAGATTTCATTACAACCTTTGAAGTTTGTTTTGATTGCGACATCGACAGAGTTATCAATGATCTCGTTAATGATTTTGATTAGACCAGGTACGAAAGAAATTTCTTTGTACTGGATTTTGTTATCTTCAAAAACATATTCACTAGATTTAGTAAGGTCAACAGCACCAATGTACATTGATGGTCGTTGAATAATATGTTCTCTTTCGGAAAGTTTACGTATGCTCATTTCTATCCTTTTTGCTATTTGACTGTTCTATTATATCAAGTCTTTTACTATTTGTAAACGGTTTTTTTCAATTTCTTTTAACTTCATTTTAATGTCATCAAGTCTATGAACAAACAATTTATTGTCAACATAAGATTGCGAAATACCAGATTCAAATGCTTTCTTCTCGTATTCATCAATATAATTATCTATCTTCGTGATTAACTTGTTTATTGGATTTTTATTTATCATTTTGAGCCTCTCCATCTCTTAATGGATTGTAATCAGATTTACCAAAGATGAAATCTAAAACTTGTTCTTTAATAACTGGTTGAGCCATCTTAGCTTTTCTTTCGCTAGATTCTTTTTGCGCTTTGTAGAGAGCTTCTTGGCCTTTTCTTGTTATCTCGTCATTTTCTTTGTTAACATCTGTTTTCATTTAGGTCCTTTTTGATATATTTGAATAATTATATCAAGTCCTTTATTAAAGAATGATTAAAATATAAATAATAACAAAAGTAAGTAGGAAATCATATGATTCATCACGGAACTATAAGAAAATATACCGCTGCACTCCTAGACTTATTTAATGGAATAGAGATCCAGTACGAAGATAGTAATGGAACTACATTAAGTAGAAATATTCCAATTAAGTACAGTTCAAGAGAAAAGGCTAAGATTCTTGACGATTATACTTCAGAGCAATTGTTTTCCGGTAATACTAACGTATTACCTAGAGCCAATCTCGCAATGAGTACAATGGTAAAAGCAGATTCAAGAATTCAAAACAAAAATTTAAAAATTGCAAAAATCAAGACTGATGATACGTTTGAATATATGTATAATTCAGTTCCATACGAATTTACATTCGAATTAACTTTCCAATGTAGAGGTATGAATGAAGCTTCTCAAATTGTAGAACAAATTGCTCCTAAATTTAATCCAACAGTTAATATAGACGTTTGGGATGTTTCAAATTTAGATGAACCAACAAGAGTTCCAGTTAAGCTTTTAGATATTGGTTTTGAAACTGAAGAATATGACGATGTTTCATCTAACATTGTTATGATTAATATTGGTCTTTCTATAATGGGTAATTTATATCCACCGATTAAATCAAGTGGTCGAATTAAAGAATTCAAAATGTACGTTAATGAACAACAAGGTAATTTCTTTAATAAGAAATCTATTCTAGGTTGGGACGTAGACGACAATGGCGAATTGACAAACTCTAATATGACACAAGTAACTGATACGGTTACATATGCACCATCATTAATTAGTATTAACTCTGAGAATACCGTTCAAGTTGGATTAAATAATCTAGTATTGATTTATGAAGACAAGGATAATAAGTTATCTGAGTTGACTTTTGAATGGGATGTTATAAGTGGAAGTGCCGTAGTTGTTGGTGATTTAGATACTGCTGAATTAACAGTTTCTGCAGTTGGTGATGTAGAAGTGCAAGTTACAATTACCGATGCATTTGGTAATTATAACTCACTTTCAAAAACATTTACAATTTAGATAATAATTTTTGATTTTTCCTGGATTTCGATACCAGTGGTTGCTTTTAAATAAGCTTTTTCGATTTCTGGGAAATCTTCTAATGGTGAACTCCATATAACATTCATTGGATGAATCTGCACAGCACCTGGGCCATTACCTAGATCCAAAATACCGTAAGGCATAATGTTACCTTCTTTTGCTTGATATGGTTGCTTAATCAAAATTTCCTGACCATTAGCACTTTCAACTCCTTCCATATTACCAAAGATAATTTCTCCAGTAATTAACTTAATAACCTTCTTTACGTTTGCCATGTTTTTCCTTCGTTTTAGTTTTTGTATTTACTATCTGTGCACTCTTCACAATTCAGAATTTTATGTGCCTTACATTTTTTACCTTTTTCAAGATGCTTTGGTCTTTTAACTAAATCTAGTTTTGTATCTACGGTTGCAATATCGGCAGATGTAGTTTCTTCTTTTAGTTTATTTAGATACTTCTTAAACTTCATTGTGACTTCCTTAGTATTGATTTTATTATACTATATATTTATTTAATTACTTCTTCATTTTGAAAGAGATTTTCTTATTCGCTGGATTCTTAATGTTTGAATCGAAGTGATATTTAAATGTTGCTTCTTTAAATTCTTTAACAGTATATTTAAATGTTTTGGCACTTATGTCAAGATATAACTGTTGTGTGTTTAGACTATTAAGAGAATCATTCAAAAAGTCTACGTGATCTTTTATATTATTTATTTCGTCAATCATATGATAACCAAGTGGAGATAATATTACACCAGCTTTTTTACCAGATGCTTTAAATAATTTTTCAGCGTTTGCTTCATTTGGAAATCTTTTCATTACTTCCCAAACTGAACTAAATTGTGCTTTAACCTCATCATAAGTCATTGCTGATATTTGTTTTTCAAATTCAACGTGTGTTTTAATTTTACCACCAGCTTTAACAATTGCTTGATACCCAGGCGTTTTATAACGTTCACTAAATTCAACAATGGCGTCCATACCAGATAGATCTTTTACATCAGTAATGAATTTAGCAGCTTTCTTATATTTAGCAGCTGATTTAATTAAACCTTCATTAATTAGTCCACTTACTGCGGTTAATGATGGAGCAGCTCCTGCACCAGCTTTTGCTGATACATTAATCATACCACCATCTTTTGTACTAAAATAATAATCCACAAGTGCAGCATTAGAAGCTGCTGGAAAAGTTACAGAAACTGCTTCTTTATAATAATGTTTTATTGCCCATAGCGCACCAGTCAATTCACCAAAGTCTTTTGCAATAATATTAATATCAGCTTTAGAAACTCCCTCAGTATTAATTGATAGTTTATTTTTATAAGAACCTTCAATAAGATCTAGCACGGTGTGTCTAACAGATGCGTCAATACTATCAAGTGATTTGATTAGCGCGTCATATAGTTGTTTTTCTTTATAAGTATTACCAGCAAATCCTAAAGCATCTGGAGTTAATTGTTTTGTTTTTAATACACCATTATTACTTTTACCATTGTTAACTAAAAGTAATTCAGTTCCTTTAGGAATACCTGAAGAAGCTTTAGTTGTAACAATATTTTCAGTTCCATATTTTTGTGTTAAGCTTACATCAGTATTTTTAAGTTCACATGGAACAATACCACTTAGAATATTTTTGGCAGCATCACCTAGTTC